ATATAATAAGTTTTTTGGTGTGAGTATTAGGTCTGATAGCGCGGCTAAAGATAATTTTAAGACCATCCAAGGCGGCTCAGTTAAGGCATTTGGGAGTGGCGGCAGTATTACCGGGCAAGATGCTACGCTCTCTCGTCATAGATACCTGCTGAGTCAGGGTGGCGCGTACGCGGTGGCGGGACAGGATGTAACCATCCTACGCTCGAAGGTTTTGACTGCACAAAGTGGGGCCTACACGATCATCGGAGCTAATGCCCAACTACGCCACAATCGAAAGTTGACTGCGGCTGGCGGGACGTACAACTACACGGGATCGTCGGCGGTAATAACCTATGTCGGTATCGGTGGAGTGTGGCCGCAACCTGGTGACGTTCTCCTCGGAGTGCAGTACGGCCCGAACGGAAACGATTACACAGGGACGCTCGATGCCTACGGAATTAAGTACGATATAAATACTGGGCGTTTGGTGAAGCCAATGACTGGTATGATTGTCACATCATTTGGAGAAAGAGCTTAGCATGGGAAAGTCATACTATAAACCAGGTGATAACAAGGTAATTTGTGACACCTGTGGACGGGCAGTGAAAGCCTCCAGCGTGAAGAAAACGTGGGATGGATTCTATGTCTGCGCCGAGCACTGGGAACCGAGGCACCCACAAGACTTCGTGCGGTCCGTGAAGGATGACCAGACTGTTAAGATTTCTCGCCCGAATACTGAACCAACTTTTGTGGCGGAGGCGGAGAGTCTTCTGCTCCCACCGAATCCTTTAGGAGTTTAACATGGCAACATCTGGTATTGCGAATTTTACCTTGACGCGGGATGACGTGATCAAGGCGTCGTTACGGCTACTCCGGGAGCTTGGGGCAGGAGCTGTGCCAACGATTGAGGATTTTCTTAACTGTAACCAGGCCCTGAATATTGTCCTCAAGGCCTGGCAGAAGAAGAGCATTCCGCTGTGGAAGCTTGACGAGATTAGTTTTCCACTGCTGAGCGGACTGACTGAATACCCACTCGGCCACCGGGGCGGGAGGGTAGTGGATGAAGGTCTAGCTATTACGAATGCTGGGACTGGTGGCGTTGATGGTTCCTATACAGTTGACATGTTGGATACCGCTAATACTCTTCTGGCAACGGGATTAACCTTCGTTGTTTCTGGTGGTGTGCTGACGAGTATCGAGGTTACTGACCCATCCTCCGCCGAGGGTGGTTACACAGCACCATATCTGGATGTGTCGGCGAACCTTCCAGCAGGGGCCACAGTGACCTGCAGTCTCGCCGGATTGTTCTCTACACGCCCGGTTCGCTTTCGTGATGCTTGGCTTCGGATTGACGCGACGGAACAGGATACTCCGTTGATCCAGATTGCCCGTCAGGATTACAATCGATTCAGCGTGAAGTCGCAAGTAGGTATTCCAAATCAATACTGGTACGACCCAAAACTTGACACCGGAATTTTAACGGTGTATAATGCACCATCAGATTACCTTCGCACGTTCCACGGAATCGTGCAGGTTCCTATTTTCGACATGGTATCCACGACGGACAACTTTGACCTCCCGCAGGAATGGTTCCAAGCGATCAAGTGGGGACTGGCGGATGAGTTGTCCTTGGAGTATGGATGCCCACCGGATGTTCGGGGGGAGGTTGCGGCGAAAGCTGCACGGTTCCTGGAAGACTGTTTCGATTTCTCTGTGGACGAGGCTCCTGTGTATTTCAGCGTAGATCGGTCGGGGCGGTGATATGAGAATTCCTCTGGCTTTTGGGTACGGCGGTCGAGATTCTTCGAGGGCGGCTGACGAGATCAGTGTCAATGCGTTTGCGGAGCAGGGGCAGACTGGGCAGACATTCGCGGTGAAGCGATCCGGTACTAGTCCTATGGAATACTACCCCCCTTATACATCTGGCTATTATGGATATTCGATTGGTCTCGTTTCCTCCGCGGTGGGGATAGCTCAGGGATGTTATCAGAATGGGGATGATATATATTTCATTCGCGGTGGAAAGTTGATGTATGTGAAGACTAAGTATCAAGGTTCTGGAAGTTCCGGGCAAGCTGCATTTGGAAACGATACTGTAAGTTCGAGCCTTCCTTTTACTTTTACTGCAATACCAGCTGACGTACATGCGAAAAGTTTTTTCCTGAAAGCTACAACAGAAGCCTATCGTGTGTACGATATGGTAATGACCCAAGTTACGGATGTTGATTACCCAGCCACTACTGTTCCGGGAGCTGCCTATCTAGATGGGACGTTTTATGTGATGACTCCGTTGGGGTATATCTACGGTTCGGAGCTGGACGATCCCCTAACCTGGTCCGGGCTGAATGTGATCAAGGCCCAGTCGATGCCTGATGGTGGGGTCGCTCTGCGTCGGATGGTGAATTATATAGTAGCCTTCGGGGAATACACGACGGAGTTCTTTTACGATGCTGGGAATCCTGTCGGGTCTCCGTTGCTCCCCGTCACAAACGCTGTGGCGTTGGTCGGTTGTTCTAGTGCGGATTCCATTGCAGATACTGAAAACACGCTGTATTTCATGGGGGTTACTCGGCAACAAGGGCGGTCGATCTACAGGTTCAATGGGACTGTTCCAGAAAAGATTTCCACGCCTGTAGTTGATCGGATTATTTCCGCCAGTACCCTTGCTAACGTCAGCGCATACTTTGTCAAGATGAAGGGGCATCCTTTGTATGTACTCACGCTGCAAGATTTGGATGTGACACTGGTATTTGATTCGCTGACCAATCTCTGGCATGAGTGGACTAGTTCTGTTCCATCATCCTGGGAAGGGGAATTAAACTGATATGGCAATGGTAATAACTTATAATCAGCAGTATGCGTTCGTGGCTTTCACTAACCACGGTCTGGTTGATGGAGCTCCAATCCAAGTTCGCAATGTTGTGTTTACTATTTCGGGGGATCCCATACCAGAATTTAATGGATACTTTGTGGTGCACTATATTGACGAAGATCACTTTGCCTATTTTGTTGGGGATGTGGTAATACCACCCCTGGAAACTATATCCGGCGGGGAGCTTAGACACTTCACTCAGTCTTACTTCACAGGAATTTTCTACGCAGGTATTGGTAACTACGATATAGTGCAGGATAAGATATCTGGTGATCTGTTATTCCTGCTTCCAGATAACTATACGGATGCGTATATTCCAGATCCGTTCCTATAAAGGATCATCATGGCAACTGAATTTGTACCAATCCTGATTCGTCTGCGTAGTTCTAACCTGGACGCACAGACTCCGGATAAAAAGTTTTTGATGAAGCAATGCTGATTTCGGACAAGCGGAATGGAACAGCATATATTCGCTACTCCGATGATGACTACGATACGTGGTCAACGTTCCTTCCGTTGAATACTAACCTCAACGCAACGAAGGTTAGACGGCTTGGCTCAGCGTATCGACGGGCTTTCGAATTGCAGCACAGTGAAGACACACCATTCCGGGCTGAGGCCCTTGACATATTAGCTGAGAAGGGAGTGCAATAATGTCTGCAGCTCAGGGTTTATCCCAATATTCGATTCACGCGCCTGGAGTAAGTTACATTGATTCCAAGGCGTACCAAGACAAGTATAATACGAGGCCTATTGCTGGTGGGCGGGATGCGCTGATTGCGCAGGCTGCAGCTCCTGTCGCGGCCCCGATTGCACAGGCTCCTGTCGCAGCCGCTCCTATTGCGAGAGTGCAAACTCCGCAGGAAGTCGCCAACACAAAGTACATGCCGCAACTTGATGCGAAGATGCAGCAAGATCCAAGTAATGGATATGCGGATCAGTTGAAGACGCTGATGAATGGGCAGTTTTCGACGAGCGATCCTAGCTATCAATGGCGACTGGATCAGGGGCAGAAGGCTGTCGAGCGGAGTGCGGCTGCAAGGGGGCTGTTGCAATCCGGGAATGCGGCTATCGAGCTTCAGCAATATGGGCAAGGGATGGCGAGCCAGGAATATGGCGCGCAGTTCAACCGCACGCTGTCGGCGATGGGGGCGTCAGAAGGGGCATTCCAGAACAGCTATAATAGGCTGGCCGAACTGTCTGGGATGAGCGCTGGGATTCAAAGCAACTCGCAGAATACGAACTATAACTATGCGAGCCTGGCCGAACGGGCGCAGAATAACCAGCAGCAAATCGGGCTTGGGTATGCGGGACTAGCCGAGCGCACGCAGAACAATCAGGCACAGGTGGCACTTGGACAGGGGAACCTTGGGGTGAATCAAGGACAGTTGCTTGATCAGTATATGAGGACTGGAATCGCGCAGAACGCGCAACAGTTCCAACAGACCTCGCAGAACAATACGGATCAGGCGTTCCTGAGTACGATCTCTGGATCGGGGATTGGGACGAACGGGTATGATGCCTGGGGAAACTCCACCGAGAAGATGTTTATGACGGGTACAGCGGATACGACTGACATTCCCTTCACCATGTCGGGCTACGTTTAAGGGGTTATCATGGCTGGATTGATGGAAGGTTATCTTGGCGGGTTGAGGTTTCTCTCAGGGGTGCAAGAC